ATGTGGACTACCATCGGTGCTCGACTACTTAATTTGTTCTTTAGGAACTTGGTGTGTATGAGTGCTTTTTATAATGCTTTTGCTCTTGTCGGCGGTGGTTGGAATAACGGCTCAGCTGGTGGCTTGTGGTGTTGGAATATCACGGAGCTTTCTAGTGCGTATGGCGTTGTCGGTGCTCGACTACTTAGTTTAATAATGGGACTTGATGTGTAAGAGTGCTGGCTTGCTATGAGCTTTGCTCTTGTCGGCGGTATGTATTGGGACACTTTGACTTGTGGCTTGTGGTATTGGGCTTTAGATCATACTTCGTCCTATGTTTATCCCGATACCGGTGCTCGACTTATTATATGGGAATTGATGTGTAAGAGCTCGACTTTCACTTTCTTTCTTGTCGGCGGAGGCTGTGATACCACTTTGGAAGCTGGACTCTTGGTGTGGTGGTTTTGTGGCTTTTCCGTTGATTCGTGGGTAGCTGTCGGTGCTCGACTTCTTATTTATAGGGAAATGATGTGTATGAGAGTGCCTGTCATACTTCTAATCATCTTGTCGGCGGTAGATATGGTCTTGGTTTACCGGCTGGCTTGTGGTGTTGGACTATGAACAATACTTCGTCTAATGTTGCTATCAATATCGGTGCTCGACTTATTATATTAAGATACTCATTATGGGATTTGATGTGTTTTGTGCTGGTGTTTTTCTCTTTGTATATACTTTTGCTCTTGTCGGCGGTAGATATGATAATGGTTTACCGGCTGGCTTGTGGTATTGGAATTGCTGGGAAAACTCGGGTAGTGCTAACTCTAACATCGGTGCTCGACTTATTATATTTAAAATACACATTAAGGGATTTGGTGTGTTGGCTCGGTCTTAATTAAGCCTTTCTTGTCGGCGGTGCTTTTGATGGTACACTTTCTTATGTCGGCTTGTGGTATTGGTGGTTTGCTGAAACTTCCTCTTATTATGGCATTACGACCGGTGCTCGACCACTTATATAAAATAACTTACACATCATTTTCCTCAGCCCTTGCTGAAAATTAGTCGTTCTGGGTTGCTTTAGTAGGTTTATCTCCTGAAAAATGGAATTTCTCGAAAAAGTGGCAGGCAAATATAAGAATTTGGTGACAAATGAATGAAAAGAAAAGGATTTATTTATGAAAAAATTGTTGAGTTAGACAATATTGAATTAGCAATTTGTAAAGCTAGTATGGGTAAAACTAAGAGAAAAAATGTTGAAAAAATATTAGATTCTCCTACTTATTATGCTATGCAGGTTCAAAAAATGCTAAAAGAAAAAAGTTATACTCCTAGTCCGTATATTGAAATGATAATACACGATGGAGCTAATAAAAAAGAAAGAATAATTTATAAGCCTCGATTTTATCCGGATCAAGTAGTACACTGGGCTTTAATGCTACAAATACAATCAATTATTTATAAAGGTATGTATGAATTATGCTGTGCTTCTATTAAAGGTCGTGGAATCCAAAGAGGAATGAATTATTTAAAAAGAATATTAGTAAATGATAGGAAATATACTAAATATTGTTTAAAACTTGATGTTAAAAAGTTTTATCCTAGTATTGATAAGGATATATTAAAATCTAAATTTAGAAAAATAATAAAAGACAAAGATACGCTAGATTTAATAGATGTTATTATTGATAGCGGTAAAGAGGGTTTACCTATTGGTAATTATACCTCTCAATGGTTTGCTAATTTTTATTTACAGGATTTAGATCATTATATTAAAGAAGTATTGAAAGTAAAATATTATATTCGTTATATGGACGATATGGTTCTTTTTTCAAATAATAAAAAGGAATTAAGAAAAGTTAAATATGCTATTGAAGAATTTTTAGGAAATGAAAAATTGACTATAAAAGAAAATTGGCAATTATTTAAAACCGAAAGCCGTCCTATTGATTTTTTAGGATATAGATTTTATAGAGGATATACTACTTTAAGAAGAAGTAATTTTTTGCGTATAAAAAGAAGAGCAAAAAAGATTTCTAAAAAAGATGAATTGAATTTCAAAGACGCTTCCGCTATGTTAAGTTATAGTGGTTGGTTAAAACATTGTGATTCATATAATTATCAACAAAAATATATTAAACCATTTATTGATTACAAGAAATGTAAGGAGGTTGTAAGAAATGAAAGCAAGAAGTACAATAGCTCCGGAAAGTTTCAAAATAGGTGATAGAAAAGGCAACTTAATTGAAGTTGCTTTTTTTGATGATGTAAAAGA